CCCCTTGGCGGTGGGGTCGGAGTAGAGCCGCAGCAGCGCCACCTGCTCGCCGTTCATGGCCGCCGCCACGGGGTCGATCCGCTCTGTGTCGTCCTTGTGCTTCTTGCTAAGCCGGCTGTCGCCGTTGCCGTTCACGGTCTCCACCGCGTTTGCCAGACACCACATGGCCAGAGGGCTCTCCTCCACCACCAGCTTCCCCTGCACCAGCAGATCCCGGAAGCCCTTCACCGCCAGGTTCTGGCCGCTGCACGACTGGAAGATCTCAACGCAAAAGTCCTCGTTGCTGCGCCGCTGGTTCATGGCAATGGCCAGGTCGGTGGCGTTGTGGCCGTCATAGCCCACCTGGGTTACCTTCCAGCCGTGATCCTTCTCGCCCGCCACGATCCACTCGTCCACAAAGGCGTTTTCCGTCACCGCGCCGGGCGTCAGCGTCACATAGCCGCCCCTGGCCCACGCCGTATAGGGCACCCGGTCTGTGTGCTCGTGGCGCTGCGCGCCCTCCTCCGGCATAAACGCCTGCATCTTGATGGCCACCCGATCATCCGGCAGCAGCCACACCGCCGCCGCGCCGCTCAGGTCGATCCGCTTGCCCAGGTCAAAGCCGCACCAGCATTCCCGCCCGTCCGTCAGCGCCGCGAAGGCCTCCCGGCCCACCTGGGCGCGTCTCGCCATCGCCAGCATGTTCTCGTCCAGATAGCGGTTCACCGCGCCGGTCTGCCATTTGTCCATCCGCCGGGTCAAAAAATTGCGGATTTTATACGGGTCATTGAAGGCGTAGGCCGTGGTGTACTCGCTGCGGATCTCGTCCAGCAGGTACCTGGCGTACTCGCTGCCGTACCGCAGGCACGGGTTGGCCTTGGCCCAGCAGGCCTCGTTGTGGGGGTCGTCCCCGTCGTCGATCTCGCGGATCATCACGAAATACGTCTCGTCCATGGGGATATCCCCCCGCAGCATGGCCTTCAGGTTCTCCTCCTCGGCGTAGCAGGGCTTGCGCTGGGCGTCGTCTCCCGCCGTGGTGATGGCGTCCAGCAGCGCCTGAGGCCGCTTGCCGAAGCCGGATTTGCCCACGTCGTAGATCTCCGAGGTGGGGTGCGCGTGGTACTCGTCCACCACGAAGTAGCTGGGGGCGGCGGAGTCCTTGTTCTTCGTGTCCTTGCTCAGGGCCCGCATAAAGCCGCCCCGGGTCAGATGCACCACCGGATTGCTCCGCGGGATCTTTAGCCGCTTCCGGATGTTGGGGCTGGCCTGGGCGATCTTCTTGGCGTCGCCGAACACCCGCATGGCCTGCCCTCGGTCTACCGCGGCGCACTCCACCTCCGGCTCCATCTCAAACTTCGCCAGCTCCGGATGGTACGGCGGGTAGATCACGTCGGCGCACATGTGGTAGAGGCACTGTCCGGATTTCTCCGTGCTCTTGTAGTTGCCGCGGGCCCGCTTGTTGTAGCTGACCTTGAAGCGCCGCGCCCCCGTGTCCTTCTGCACCCAGCCGTAGAGGTTGGAGAGGTCAAACACCTGCCAGGGCTCCAGCGCGATGGGCTTTCCCGCCGCCACGCCCCGCACCTGGATGCATTGGCCAAACCACCGCAAAATGCGGTCGGCCCGCGTCACGTCGAACACATAGGGAAAATCCTTCTTTCCCTGCCGCTTCAGGTCGTCTAAAAACCGCTGGCACGCCAGCTGCTCATACAGGCAGCACTGCTCCTTCAGCCGCCCCCGCACCACCTGCTTGGCATACACCGCGGCGGCGTGGTGCTGCCCCGTCTGGCGCCATGGCCGTGCCGCGCCCACTGTGCATCCCTCCTCGCCAGAAAAAAGAGCACCGGCACACACTCCCCCATGGGGAATGGCACCGGCGCTCTACGCCCTGGCCCAAAACTCATATATCCCGTGCCCAATTCGGGCACCGTTTTATTCCGTAGGGCGGGGTGTCCTCACCCCGCCGCCTATCATCCATACAGATCCGCGTCCGGATCTGCCGCCGACGGAGGCGGCACCGTTGGCACCTCCAGACGGCAGCGCCCGCTGACGCTCAGCCCCAGGTCGTTGCCGATGGCGCGGCACTGGGCAAAAAATTTGCTCTGCATGCCGCTCCACTTCTGGGCAACATCGGCATTGCCGCTTTGCAGCGCCTTCGTCATGTGGGCGGTCGCCCACCGGTAGCTGCTCTCCGCAATGAGGTAGCGCCCCAGCGCGTCGGCGTCCAGGATCGTCAGCAGCCCCATCGATTCCAATATGGCCGCCAGCTCATCAAACCGCTTCCGCAGAAGCTCCGGCAGCCACTCCGGAGCCGGGATGCTGCTGGGCGGCAGCGCCGAGATATCCTCCGGCACCTTCGGCTCGCGCTCTTCTCGCTCCTGTAACTCCGCCTGGCTGTAATGCCGCGAGCCGTCCGCCCGCAGCTTTGCCACGGTTTTCTTAGGCGTCGCCACGGCAGGCCGCCTCCTTTCGCTTTTCATACAGGCCCTTGGCAGCCTCCGTCGCGTTGTTGCGCTCAATATACGGCAGCACGCTGTCCACGCGGCCCAAAAGATCGCCAAAGTACTTTTCGCATACCATGCGCTTTGCAAGCGCCGGCAGGTTCTTGTACTTGGAGCTGCACAGGATAGACTTGACTGCTCCGGCATGCTTTTCGTCCGCCCGGTTCAGGATCGTGGCCTCCGCAGCCCCACAGGGGGCCGACGCCAGTGACCAGTTCCAATACACGTTTACGTTGCCGCGCCCAAACTTCTCCCAATCGTAGCCCCGGATATCCTCGCGGAAGTTATGCCAGTTCACAGGCTCACACTCCATTGGAGTAAAGGGCATAGGGATGAAATGCGGTGAAACCATCAAGACATTGCACCGGTGAGGATCGCCTTCGCGCCGGGCGGAAATGATAGCCTCAACAGCCTCTTCCGGCTCAAATTTTGTCTCAAACGGATACCCCAGCAGGCAATAAAGCTTCAGTGACACATAGTCGCGGGGCGCGTCATAGATCTCCAGCATCTTTTCGGTGATCATCCGGTTGGTGATGGGCTTGTTGATGATCTTCCTTGTGCGCTCCGTCGCGCCGTCAATGGCCGTGACAAAATCCTTGTTCTTGTACTGCGTCCAGTCCACGTCCTGCAGCAGCGTCTCACGGTTCAGCAGGCCGGAAGCATACCCATCATCCCGCGCCTGCCACTTGTGCTTCCAGCTATATTCGCAAAAATAGCATTTCCGTGGGCAGCCGATAGACCTCTCGCAGTACTGCCCCAGAAAATCGTCCGCGATCTCAATGTACCTGCTGAGCGGGAATATCTTGATGGGGCGCGATATATCCGGATCGTCCCGCCTGGAATACACACCCGGCACGCACTCACCGGCCAGCAGCCGGGGAACGAGACCTTCGCCCCGCCCAACGATCACATAGTCCGCCACAGTTCGGAGCAGCCCGACGTTGTTGCACCCGGCTCCACCGACGATCACGGTGGCCGTGACCACTTTGCCCAAAAGCTCGTTGATCAGATTCAAGACGTCGTAATAGCTGGACAGCGAGACCAGGACAAAATCAACGCTGTTGACGGTGTCTTTCGAGACATAGCAGATCTCATACTGACTGCGGTCGATCTCGGTGAGGATATATCTCAGGCCAATGTAGTTCTGGCCGTCAAAGTAGCCCTCGCGGCGCTTTGTGTTCCGGCTCTTGACCATATCCGTGAACACATATACGCCGACACGCCTCATCTGGCCCTCCACTCAAACCCGCATTTAGGGCAGACCACCATAGAGCTGCGTGTTTTCGCCTCGCTGGGCTCCTCGGCCTCGGCGCCGATATCAAAATCCAGCTCATCAACGTCCGGAAGGCCAAAATCAAACGCAAACCCGCTCAGATCCAGCGTGGGCAGCTCCCCGGCCAGCAGGCCAAGATCCCACGGGCTCTCGTTGGACTTGTTGTCCACGATCCGCAGCGCGTTCACCTGCTCCGGTGTCAGGTCGGAGACGCAGACGCAGGGGACTTCCTCCATGCCCAGCTTCTGGGCCGCCAGCACCCGGCAATGACCGATCACGATCACGCCGTCGGCGTCCACTACCACCGGCTGGACAAAGCCGTATTGCCGGATGCTCTCCGCTACGTTGGCCACCTGGCGGGCATCATGCTTCTTTGCGTTGGCAGCATAGGGAACGATATCCGCCAGCCGCCTCATCTCGACTTCCATACAAACTCCTCTCCACCATGACCCCATCGGGGAATTTTTTCTCACACACGAG